TCACAACACGCAGCACTCAACACGCTGCTACAAGGTGCTGGCGCAATAGTTATGAAAAAAGCATTAGAATTATTGCATAAGAAGTTAAATTGTGGTATAATATCTGGCTCGTTTGTTGCTAATGTTCATGACGAATGGCAGATAGAAACTACGAAAGAACTTGCTGAATCTGTAGGTCAAGCTGGAATACAGGCAATTCAGGAAGCAGGTCAATCGCTCGGGCTACGCTGCCCACTCGACGGTGACTTTAAAATTGGTACTAATTGGGCAGAAACACACTAAGGAGAAACTTATGGCAACTTTAGATTTAAGTCCTTTCAAAGTAAAAGCAGACATCATGTGGGCTTCATTAGATACACCCAACAAAGTGTCTGAGCGTTATCAAGTCAACCTCTGTAATCTCTCTAATGAAGCTATTAAGAGAATAGAGAAAGCTGGCATCCCTGTCAAGAAGAAAGATGGACAAGGCTTTTTTATTGTAGCTAAGTCCAAAGAGTATCCTATCACGACTGTGATGTCTGACGGCTCTCCAGTGACTTGTAAGGTGGCTAATGGCTCGAAAGGTGTAGCTATTATCAATCCGTATAAGTACACGTTCAGAGGTAAGGATGGTGTCTCTCCTGGGATTAAGAAACTAATTGTTACTGATCTCATTGAGTACACTGGTTCTGAGGCTGAAGAGGACAGTCTAGAAGCCTTGTAACTGTGTCAAAGTCAATGAATAATGCTACTGCACTCATTGACGGAGATATACTTGTCTATCGTATAGGTTTCTCTGTTGATGATCCAGAAGATGAGAAGTTCGCTCTCTCACGCATGGGACATTTTATCGAGGGTCTTATTGAACTTGATGGAATAGAATCTTATGTTGGATTCATCACAGGGAAGTCTAATTACAGAGACAAGATTGCTACAGAAAGTGCTTACAAAGGGAATCGTGAGAAAGCTAGAAAGCCTATTCATTACGATTCCCTGCGTGAGTACCTCATGAGCAAGTGGTATTTTAAACTTATAGAAGGTCAAGAAGCTGACGATGCAATAGGAATTGAAGCGTATAAACTGCCTGAAGATACTTATTGCATTATGTCAATAGATAAAGACCTAAATATGTTAAAAGGATGGCACTATAATTTCGTCAAAGGTGATCTGTATTATGTTAATGAACAGGAGGCTATTAAGAACTTTTACACTCAAATCCTAACAGGTGACAGAGTTGACAACATCCCAGGATTGAAAGGTATTGGACCTAAGAAGGCAGAGAAAATACTAAAAGACTGTGATGATGAGCAACAACTTTTTGAAACTGTGTTAGATAAATATGAAGGTGATCTTGATAAACTAACAGAACGAGCGAGGTTATTGTGGATAAGAAGACAAGAGAATCAGCTTTGGAAACCGCCAAGCACTTCACAATAGGCTATGTTCAATGGGTTGACGCTCTATCTGATTCTGGATGGGAAACAGCAGCAAAAGTAGATGTTCATCCATGTCTCAGTATAGGGTTTATTGTTGATGAAACAGACGATGCTATATGCCTAGCAGCAGCTCTGTCTTATGAACAATCCAACTCAAGAATACATATACCTAAAGGATGGATCAAGAGCATTAAACGAGTAACACTTGATAAATTCTTAACTATTGGGAGAAAGCCATTAAAACGCAAAGTGCCAAAGCTAAAGGAAGAAAGCTCCAACAATGGTTCAGAGATCAACTCATCGACAGATTTTCCTTTTCCAAGGACGATGTAAGATCAACCAGCATGGGAGCTGGTGGCGAGGACATTCTGTTTTCTCAAGCTGCTGGAGATCAACTAGGAATATCAGTTGAGTGTAAGTCTAGGGATAGCATAGCTGTGTATAACTTTTATGCACAGGCTGTGGATAACTGTCCTGAAGACAGACAGCCAGTAGTTATAATAAAGCAGAATCACTCACAACCACTAGCAGTTATTGATGCAGTATATTTTATTAACTTACTTGAGGGGAACAAATGAGACATTTGGTAATTCCTGACACTCAATGCAAACCTGGTAACTCATTTGAGCATTTAGAATGGGCAGGTAAGTACGCAGTTAAAACTAAACCTGATGTCATAATTCATCTAGGAGACCATTGGGATATGCCTAGTTTGAGTATCTATGATGTTGGTAAGAAGTCGTTTGAAGGTAGGACATACAATGAAGATATCAAAGCTGGTAACTTAGCGATGGATACTTTCATGAAGCCTATCATTGCAGAACAAGCTAAACAAAGAAGAGACAAGAAGAAACTGTGGAAACCTAAAAAGATATTTTTGATAGGAAACCATGAGCAACGTATCCAAAGAGCTATTGAGTCAGATAGAAAGCTAGACGGTTTAGTAGGATACGGAGACTTTAATCTCAAGAAGTATGGTTGGGAGGTTCACGACTTTTTAGATGTTGCTGTTGTCAACGGTATTGCTTACAGTCACTACTTTACATCTGGTATTATGGGTAGACCAGTTAGCAATCCATCTTTGTTGTTACAGAAGAAGCACATGAGTTGTATCATGGGTCACGTTCAGGATCGAGCTATAGCATTTAGTAAGAAAGCTGATGGAGCTAGAATCACTGGTCTCTTTGCTGGAATCTTTTATCAGCATGATGAGGAGTATTTGAATCCTCAGACTAATGGTTCATGGTCTGGTGTGTGGATGCTGAATGAAGTAATTGATGGTAGCTTTGATGAAATGCCTGTATCTATTAACTATTTAAGGAAACAATATGACAACAGTGAACGAGATCCTGTCTGAGCGAGAACAACAATACGGACAATACATTATGGTTAGCACGATAGCGCAAGGTATCAAAAAGATAATGCGTGAATCGCCTAACTACAAAATGATGCCTGTCTATATGCAAGAAAGCCTAGATATGATTGCCAACAAGTTAGCAAGAATACTCAACGGTAATTACTATCACATGGATTCTTGGAACGATATTGCAGGATACGCTGGGCTTGTAGTAATGACAGAAGAAGACGAGGGGAACAACGCATGACCTTAACGATACCTGAATTGATTGAACGGTTGGCTACGTTTGATGAGGTTGACTTGATTGAATTGTTAAATCTCACATCTTATGATATACTAAACAGGTGTGAAGATTTAGTTGAAGATAATTATGACAAATTAATAAGGGAGGTAATATGATGGACTTTTATCAACAATATATTGCAAAGTCTAGATACTCCAGATTCCTAGATAACGAACAAAGAAGGGAAGACTGGTATGAGACAGTAGACAGATACATGGACTTTATGTCTAATCATCTACAGTCTAAGCATGACTACAAGATACCTATGGAGACTGACTCAGAGCTTCGTGAGGCGATCAAGAACATGGAGGTAGTACCCTCTATGCGTAGCATCATGACTGCTGGTAAAGCCCTTGAGAGGGACAACACAGCAGGTTATAACTGTAGTTATCTACCTGTTGATGATCCTAAAGCGTTTGATGAGGCGATGTACATCCTCTTGTGTGGCACAGGTGTAGGGTTTAGCGTTGAGAACAAGTATGTAAGTAAACTACCAGAAGTACCTGAGAAGATGTTTGACAGTGCTACGACTATTGTTGTGTCTGACAGTAAAGAAGGATGGGCTAAGGCCCTACGTCAGCTTATAGCATTGTTGTATTCTGGTGAAGTAGCTAAATGGAATACTGATAAGATCAGACCAGCAGGTGCTAGACTTAAGACCTTTGGTGGTAGGGCTAGTGGACCAGCACCATTGAACGAACTGTTTGAGTTTGTTGTTCGTAAGTTCAAGTGTGCAGCAGGACGTAAACTCAGTACACTAGAGTGTCACGACATCATGTGTAAAGTAGCTGAGGTTGTAGTGGTAGGCGGTGTGCGTAGATCAGCTATGATTAGTCTATCTGATCTTGATGATGACAAGATGCGCCACGCTAAGACTGGTCAGTGGTGGACAGAGAACCCACAACGTGCATTGGCTAACAACTCTGCGGTATACAATGAGAAGCCTGACGTTGGTCAGTTCTTAAACGAGTGGACTAGTTTGTATCAAAGTCACAGTGGTGAGCGTGGTATCTTTAATCGTGAAGCAGCAGTTAAACAAGCAGCTAAGAATGGGAGACGAGATGCTAACCAGGAGTTTGGCACTAATCCTTGTTCTGAAATTATACTCAGACCTTACCAATTCTGTAATCTTTCAGAGGTTGTTGTTCGAGAGGGAGACAGCATCTATGATCTTGAACGAAAGGTAAGACTGGCTTCAATACTAGGTGTATATCAGTCTACAATGACACACTTCCCGTACCTCAGAAAGATATGGCAGCGTAATACTGAGGAAGAGAGACTGTTAGGTGTATCGTTGACTGGTATCTTAGACAACAAGATGCTTGGAGATAATAATGAGCAACTCAAGACTCTTCTCGAAAGACTCAAGATGGTATCAGTTGATGAGTGCATACAGCTTTCCACTGACTTGCATATCCCTTGTCCTTCTTCCGTCACTTGTGTTAAGCCTAGTGGCACTGTCAGTCAACTTGTTGATAGTGCTAGTGGTATTCATCCTAGACATTCTAAGTATTATATTAGAAGAGTTAGGGGTGACAAGAAAGATCCGCTTACTACGTTCATGGTTCAACAAGGTATTCCTGCAGAAGATTGTGTAATGAGACCTGAGTCTACCACTGTGTTCTCTTTCCCTAAGAGAGCACCAGAAACTGCAACATTACGGGACGATCTGACTGCTATTGAACACTTGGATCTATGGATGACATACCAGAAGCACTGGTGTGAACACAAACCATCTGTCACTATCTCTGTTAAAGAGGACGAGTGGGTAGAAGTAGGTTCGTGGGTTTGGAAGAACTTTGATGACATCAGTGGTGTTAGCTTCTTACCACATGATGGAGGTACTTACAAACAAGCACCTTATGAGGAGTGTACGCAAGAGGAATTCTTCTTCTTACAAGAAAAGATGCCTAAGGAACTTAATTGGGATGATCTCGTTGAAGTAGATGACAACGTAGAAGGAGCACAGCAGTTAGCTTGTGTAGCAGGAGTGTGTGAAATCTAAGACTATGAAGACTGTTCCTCTTACGTTAGCTGATGCTAATGCTTTTGTAACTCAGCACCATAGACACAATAAGAAAGTTCAAGGACATCGCTTCAGTATTGGTGTTGTTTTTGATTCTTTCTTATTTGGTGTTGCTATCGTTGGTAGACCTGTTGCAAGAAAACTAGATGACGGTATTACTGCGGAAGTAACTAGATTGTGTGTATTAGAAGATGCTCCTAAAAATTGTTGTTCTTATCTTTATAGGGCATCTTGGAAAGCATGGTCTGCTATGGGAGGACAACGTTTAATTACTTATACTCTTGATGTAGAAAGCGGATCAAGTTTAAAAGGTGCTGGTTTTAAACAAGTAGCTGTATCACCTGCTTGGAAAGAAGGAAAGGGATGGACAACAAGAAGTAATAGAGTCTGGCAACCTGTTCATAAACATGGAAAAATAAGGTGGGAAATAGTTTGACAAGGAGATTCTTATGCTCGAAACAATACTTAGCTTCTTGGCTTTGTTTAATTGCTATCCTAACGATGTGACAATAACCCCCAGCAACTCAACGTTCTATCTGGCTGGTGATATGGGTGTCGTGTATGTAAGACCTGATATGATGAAGGATCACGTCTTAGTGCATGAACTCTATCACCACTGCCAGTGGCAGAAAGCAGGAAAGAAACCTGCTCAGACTTGGGATGAGTGGAGACACAGAGAGGAGGAGGCAGCAAAGATAGAGGATATCTATCTAAACTTAAAGTAGTTATTTCTTACCGTTGATTAGGTCAAACAAGGCTCGTACTTTTTCTTCTAGTACGCTTAGCCTTGCGCTGACCTCTGCCTTCCAAGTAATACCTAGGAAGATTACGATCACAAGCCCTGAGAGTATCTCCCAGTAAGTCGTAATGAAGTTCTCCATTTAGAATTCACCTGTTCCCTCAAAACCACCTCTCATATTAGGATCTTGTCTTACTCTTACTGAAGACCTACTTCTTTCATTCATCATCTGAGAAAACCTGTTAGCCACTGAATCAGCAAACTCTTGTGATCTAGTACCTAGTTCATCTATCTTGTCTGGACCGCCAGCTAATGCTTTTCTTAAGTTACCAGAACCTAACTGTGCTCTAGCTAGAACTATCTTACGCTCTCTAGGTGACATATTTCTAAACTGGTCGCTATTCTGCATTAAGTACAAATAATTTCTTCTTGTGTACTCTGCAAACATTCTTTCTTGTAAATCAGGATTACTTAGGAACTCTTCTCTTGTTGGGTTCTTGATACCTAATGTCTGAGCAGCGTCTGACCTAGCTGCATCACCCATTTGATATTTACCTAAATGTTGTCCACGAATAGCTCTGTAATTACCGCCACTAGATTCTATATCAGCAATTCCTTGCTTGTAAGCCTCCCACTCACCACCAACAAATCCAATAGTACCCACTGCTCTGGCAATGTCTGGTTGGTCAATTATAGATGGTTGTGTTGCTTGAACAACCTCTATAGCAGGTGGTGATACTACTTCAGGTGGTAGTGCATCCACTGTTGCCTCCGGTGCTGGGAATCTATTTAGTAGTCTTTGAACCTCTAACTCGTTCTCTGCCTCTGTGTATCCTGCTTCAGCAGCTCCTCGCAGCGCTTCGTCTCTTTGCGTTTGTTGACGCATCATTTGAGCAGTTTCAGCAGCATTACGCATACGCTCTTGCTCCATAGCATCATAAGACTGTAACTCAGGAGTGTAAGATTTCATTGCCTCTTCTCGTTGAGCTTGCCTTTCTGCCATTCTCTGAGTTACTAAATCTTCAGCAGCAGGCGTCCCAACTTGTCTGCTATCTATTCTTCCTTCTTTGATAAGCAAGTTTCTGACATAATTTCTTTCATCTATCTCTTCTCGCTGCGCCTGTTGAGCATCTGCTCTAGCTTGTTGTTCTGGTGTCTTAGGACCAAAACCACTAAACAAGTTAGACAAACCGCCTACGACATAATCTGTAAAGCTGCCATTGTCTCTTGACGCTCCAGATGTTCCTGTTAGCAAGGCTGTACCTTCGTCAAACTCTACAAACTTATCTTTCCTGTGAGTTCTACCAA